CAAATAATGCTAAAATATCGCACACTATTACATTAAATGCTAACTTAGCAGACGATGCAATACATGCAGATATTGTAGTTACAAGTGATAAATGCCTTGCAACATCAGTTGTGATGGCAAGTTCAAGTTTAGCAGTTGGTATTAATATACATACTATTGCGGCTGGATCATTTAAAGTATCAATAACTAATTTAACTGGCGCACAAATGGACGATGATTCAACGCTTGTTGTGAACTATAGAATAATATAATGTATAAGGAGAATATATAATGCTAGGTCAACAGTTCTATCACGAAACAGTACGCAACGTAGTCGTGAGTTTCGGTACAATTTTTAACAATATTCAGTTAGTTCGTAAGGACAATGCTGGAAATGTTCAGCAGACCATGAAGGTGCCTTTGGCATATGGTCCAAGGCAGAAGTTTCTTGTTCGATTGAACGATGATGCAGACCTGAGTAAAGCTGCTGCGGTTACTTTACCCCGTATTGGTTTTGAAATTACAGGACTTACCTATGATCCCGGCCGTAAACTAAATCGCGTTCAGAAATTTAAAAAGGTTAAGGGTGACACAAACAAAACACAACAGTTGGACACGCAATATATGCCTGTTCCCTACAATGTTAATTTTCAACTTTACATTCTTGCAAAACAGTCGGATGATGCTCTACAAATTGTTGAACAGATTCTTCCGTACTTTCAACCAGACTACACAATCACAATGAATGATAACGCTGATATGGGTGTCAAAAAAGATATTCCCGTTATTCTCAACAGTATTTCTTATGAGGATGATTATCAGGGTGACTTTACTACAAGACGTGCAATCATCTATACTCTAGATTTCACTTGTAAGTTCTATCTCTATGGTCCTGTTACTTCCAGTAAGGTTATCAAGACGGTACAGGTTGATGCATACACTGATATGCCTGACCAATCACCAACACGACAACAGAGACTTACTGTTACGCCAAACCCAACCAGTGCTGATGCTGATGACGATTTTGGTTTCAATGAGGTGACATCATTCTTTGAAGATGCAAAAAATTATAATCCAGTAACAGGCACCGATGAATAGCATAGATAAAGCACTTGGTGTTGTTGGGGAAGTTATTCCATCAGAAGCTTCTTTAAACCCAAACGCTAAACTCTCTGAAGTTTCTCGTTATCCAGACGACTTGCTTGATGGTGAGGATATTGATGCTGACTATAAGTACCAAAGGGAGAACTTCTATCGGTTGGTTGAACAGGGTTCTAATGCAATTGAGGGTATCCTTGAACTTGCCAAAGAGGGTGAACACCCAAGGGCATACGAGGTTGCTGGACAGTTAATCAAGAATGTTGCAGAGGTTACCGAAAAACTAGGCGACTTACAAGAAAAAATGAAGAAACTCAAAGAGGTTCCTAATAACGCACCGAAGAGTGTTACAAATGCATTGTTTGTTGGTAGCACTGCTGAGTTGCAAAAAATGCTGAAGGAAAAATAATGTACGAATATAAATGCAAAATTGTTAAGGTAATAGATGGTGACACAGCTGACGTGGATATTGATCTTGGCTTTGGTGTTTGGATGAAGAAACAGAGAGTTCGTTTCTATGGTGTGGATACACCTGAGTCTAGGACAAGCGACAAGGAAGAGAAGGTCTATGGAATGATGGCAAAGGGGTTTGTTCAAAATCACCTTCCATTGGGTTCCACACAGACTCTACGCACTAAGAAAGACGGTGTGGGTAAGTACGGCCGCATTCTTGGTGAATTTCTTTATGAATATGAGTATGATGGCGTCATGATTAAATCAACAGTTAATGAAGAACTTATCAAGACTCACAATGCGGTTCGTTATTTTGGACAGTCTAAAGAGGACATTGCAGCAGAACATTTGGCAAATAGAGAGTTGTTAAAATAAAATAATATTATGGCTGATAATCAATACCTTGGTAATCCCAATCTCAAGAAGGCCAATGTCCAACAGAGTTGGACTAAAAAGAAACTTGTTGAGTACCAGAAATGTATGGAGAACCCACAATACTTCATAGAAAACTATGTCAAGATTGTGTCTCTTGATGAGGGTCTTGTACCATTTAAAATGTACGACTTTCAAAAGGAGATGGTAGGAACATTCCACAGCAATCGTTTCACCATCTGTAAACTACCTAGACAATCAGGTAAGTCTACAGTTATGGTTTCGTATCTTCTGCATTATGCGTTATTCAACCCCAGTGTCAATATCGCAATCCTTGCGAATAAGGCCGCGACTGCGCGAGACTTACTATCGCGTTTGCAACTTGCGTATGAACATTTACCCAAGTGGTTGCAACAGGGAGTGATGAGTTGGAACAAAGGTTCTCTGGAGTTAGAGAATGGTTCAAAAATTCTTGCCTCTTCTACTAGTGCTAGTGCCGTTCGTGGCGGTTCTTACAACATCATTTTTCTTGACGAGTTCGCGTATGTCCCGTCTAATGTAGCAGAGCAGTTCTTCAGTTCAGTATATCCTACAATTTCATCTGGTAAGACAACAAAGGTAATGATCGTTTCCACCCCGCATGGTATGAATATGTTCTATAAACTATGGGTAGATGCAGAGGAAGGTCGTAACACCTATATTCCGATTGAGGTTCATTGGAGTGAAGTGCCGGGGCGCGATGATAAATGGAAAGAAGAAACAATCAAGAACACTTCTCAGGCTCAGTTCAATACAGAATTTGAGTGTGAGTTCCTTGGTTCTATTGATACATTAATTTCACCACATAAGCTTAAACAACTAACATATCGATCACCTAAACAGTCTAGTGGCGGTCTAGACGTTCATATTCCACCACAAGCAGATCACACATACCTTCTCACTGCTGATGTTTCACGGGGAACATCAAACGATTACTCAGCATTTGTGGTTGTGGATGTGACTGAAATACCGTATCGGGTAGTTGCAAAATATCGTGACAATGAAATCAAACCTCTCATATTCCCATCTAAAATCTATGATGTCGCAAGAGCATACAATCAGGCATTTGTGTTGATTGAGGTTAATGACATTGGAGAACAGGTTGCTAACGCTATGCAATTTGACTTGGAGTATGACAACCTTATTATGGCAAGTATGCGTGGTCGGGCGGGACAAGTCCTTGGTGGGGGGTTCAGCGGTGGTAAAGCGCAATTGGGGGTAAGAACGACAAAAGCAACAAAGAAAATTGGTTGTTCAAATCTCAAACAGATGGTTGAGGATAATAAACTTATTATTGAGGACTACGAATGTATTAATGAGTTGTCAACATTTATTGTTAAGGGTTCATCCTTTCAAGCTGATGATGGATGTAACGATGACCTTGTTGCATGTCTCTTCATTTTTGCATGGGTTACAGACCAACAGTATTTCAAAGAATTAACTAATAGTGATATCCGTAGAACGATGATGTCTGAGCAACAAGACGCTTTAGAACAGGATATGGCACCATTTGGTTTCATAGTAAATGGTCTTGAGGATGAGAATATCGGAGAAATGGTGGACGAATACGGAACCCGTTGGGCTCCTATTGTGCGAGACAGTTCTGGAAGTTGGTAATATCCTAAATAAATTCAATTAAATCATGATGTTTTTTGATGTAGCAGTTGTAACATAGAATGACAGATTGATCAATTAGGTGGAATACCTCTTTGCGGCTGTCATCACTTGTTCCAACTCTCTTGGATACCTTGCGTATCTCTGCATCATAAGGCCAGAATTTGAGACAGACGTGCTCTGCCTCGCCACAGTGAACACATGATTTTTCTGTGAGAAATTCATTTAGAAGAAATACCCGCTTTTGATAATTTCTTCGTGAAACCTTCTTGATGGTATCTTTGTATTTTTCATAATGCTTGTTCATAATTCTATTTATATGATATAACACTTATAAAAACGAGTTTTGTAAAAGAGGGTTTTTATAAATATCTGTATAACAAATAACTCTCTTTAAGTTAGGAGTAAAGACATGGGATTTCTAGTTTCACCCGGCGTTCATGTACGGGAAATTGATCTTACTAATGTTGTTCCAGCTGTATCTACGTCTATCGGTGCCATCGCCGGTCCTTTTCAAAAAGGTCCAGTGAGCTCGGTTACCGCGATTAGTTCGGAAGAACAGTTACTACAGACATTTGGTAAGCCAAACAGTTCAAATTTTGAGTTTTGGTTCACCGCTGCAAACTTCTTGCAGTATGGTGACGCACTCAGGGTGGTTCGTGCAGAATCAGCCATATTAAACGCTGGTGCAAACAGTGGTATCCTCATTCGTGACGATGACCATTATGAAGCATCCTTTGCCGATGGGTCAGGTTCTCACGGTGAGTGGGCTGCTCGTACCGCTGGTACTCATGGTAATTCAATCGGTGTGGATATCTGTGGTAGCGCCCGAGCATTTTCACAGCAACTTGGTTCTCTTAACCTAGTTGATGGTGCTGGTGCAATTGGTGATTTGTCTATCACAGTTGATGACCAAAATGCAACTGATGCGTCAATCATAATCGGAGACATTATTCAGTTCTACGATGCAAGTGCTATCGTTGCAGTTGTTGCCGGTGCGATCACAGTGGCTACAAAAAACCTTGTGGTTGATGGTAATTCTGGTACAATCGCAGTTGGTGCGCGAGTTCTTGGTGCAGGCATCTCTGATGGTGACGAAGTGGTTAAAGTTGCCACGGTTACTGATCAGCAAAATGTTGTTCTTGATAAAGCAATCACAGTTGCCGACAATGTAGCTCTGGTGTTTTCTGCTGCTGCGGGTCATGATAAAGTAGAATCGGGTAACGTAGAATATGAAGTTACCGCAATTTCTTCTGAAACTCTCACCATTCGGGTTCTTGATGATCCTGCTGGTGCCGGACTTCAAACAATTATTCCTGATAACTCTTTAATTCGTCGTCGCTGGCGTTTCAGTGACCTCTTCGATTCTGCTCCCGGTACATCTGCTTGGTCAACTGCAAACGGCCGTGGTGAATTAGATGAATTGCATGTTGCAGTTTATGATAAAACTGGTGACATCACTGGTTTTGATGTTGATGTTAAAGGACAACGCACAGCATCAATCATTGAAGTGTTCCCAGCAATGTCTAAGAACTCAGCAGCGAAGACAACACAGGGTGGTAATAACTACTATGCAGATGTTATCTTCCGTAGTTCTGAATTTATTTACTGGACAGATCATATTAGTGCTGGTACTAACTGGGGTACAGACATTGCAACAGGTACGGACTATACACTAGTAAGTGGAGTTACAGTTGATACACTAACTGGTGGAACGGATGATTACTCCGTAACTGCTGGTGAAATAGAAATTGCTTATGACAAGTTTTCTGATACAGAAAACCTTGACATCAACCTAGTTATGGGTGGTCCAAGTTCAGCTGTTGCAGATACAGAAGCTGGTCAGGATACACACGTTACAATGATCACTGATCTTTGTGAACTTCGTAGAGATTGCGTTGGTTTCGTATCACCTTATCGTGCTGCGACAGTTGGTGTAACATCATCTATCACTCAGACAGAAAATGTCAAGGATGCGTTTGACAAGTGCCCATCATCTTCTTACATGGTATTCGATAGTGGATACAAGTACATGTATGATAAGTATAACGATGTGTTTCGATTTGTTCCTTTGAACGGTGATACTGCTGGTCTTTGTGCATTTACAGATGCTGTTGCAGACCCTTGGTTCTCACCAGCAGGTTACAATCGTGGTGGACTTCGTAGTGCAGTTAAACTTTCTTACAACCCACAGAAAGCAGATCGTGACATTCTCTATAAGGCTCGGATTAACCCAGTGGTTGACTTCCCCGGCCAAGGTGTTACACTCTTTGGTGATAAGACTGCTCTTACAAAGCCAAGTGCATTTGACCGTATTAACGTGCGTCGTTTGTTCCTTGTTCTTGAAAAGGCAATTGCCACTGCTTCTAAGTTCCAACTCTTTGAGTTCAACGATGAATTCACAAGGGCGCAGTTCCGTAATCTGGTAGAACCTTTCTTGCGGGATGTGCAGGGTCGTAGAGGTATTTTCGACTTTAAGGTAGTTTGTGACACAACTAATAACACTGGTGAGGTCATTGACCGTAACGAGTTTATTGGTGACATCTACATCAAACCAGCAAGGTCAATCAACTTT